CGAATGTTAGATGCATTAATGCTGTTGCCATAGAGGTCAGCAAGTGATGCGCGGATGAATTCAGCAGAGAATGCCATTGAGTGCCTTTCGTTGATGTAGTTATTATAGAGCAATTTGGACAGTATTTAGGTCAGAGAGGACAGTGCCTCAACTGACCATGGTTGCGAAGGAAGAGAGCATCTTCTTATTGACTCCCTTCTTGACGAGGGACTTCTTGAATGCATTCTTGATTTGAGTCTTAGTAGCATCGTCTGGGACATCGATACCAGTGTCATCATCATGCAAGTCATTAGCGGACATGAAATACATCATCTGATAACCATTGAATTCTGGCACTGCAGCAGTCTTCTCTTTCTTCCACTGCTTCTGGACTTTCTCATAGGGAGTCTCACACCGACCAGTTGCCATGGCAGTGTTGAGAGCACGACCGTTGAGAAGACGAATACCAACCAGATTGATGTCAGGGAATCTGTGGCGGACAGCATTGAGGAAGGTGCTGGTAGTCAGGTCACCACTGCAGTAGTAACCACCATCAAAGGCAGGGTAGACACGACCAGTCTGACGGTCACGCAGGACACAATCACGGTCGATGTGGCGGCGACCAAACTTAGATTCACCACCATAGTGCAACTTACGATTGTAAGAGATTGACTGTGCCTCACCATCAGACAGAATCACAACGTTAGTCTTCTGGACTTTGTTGCGCTTGAGGAAGTCAGGGATGATAGCAGTCAGAGAGATTGCTGCCTCATTGAGAGGGGTGCCAGAGAGACTGTAACCAGCAGGATTCCTGTAACCACAATACATGACTTCACCACCAACAATGCGCCAGAAGTTTCGCAGTTGCTTCTCAAGATTCTTGCCACTCTTTCCATCAAAGGAAACCATATTCAGCATACGGAAGTTTGACTGAATCTCGATGTATCCCTCAACGGTTTCGTGGTGAGGATGAGAGGTTTCATACAGCTCATCACGATAGTTGAAGTTACGGTCAACCCAGTAGTTGTTGGTGAATGCATAGACATCAAAAGGAATCTGACACTTCTTACAAAACCATGCAATGTTAAGGAGTTGCTTGACAGTATTCCGAAGGATGCTACCCATAGACCCAGACCAATCAAGGACGAAAATCAGTCCATGATTCTTACCATCAGGGACAACATTAATCTTCTTGAAGAGGTCTTCATTCCACTTGAAAGTGTGGAGTTTAGATGTGTCAAGCACACCAGTCTTTGCAGTGCTAGAGCGAGCATACTGGTCTGCAGACTTCTTCATCTCAAACTCTTTGACCAGATAGTTGACTTCTTTCTGCGCTTCCTTGCGATACTTCATATAGTCACCATCTGCCCACTGAAAACTATCAGCAGATTGCTCAGCATAACATTCATCACAATCTTTCATGACAGTCTTGTTAGAGACAACAAAGGTCTCAATGTCAAGAGGTGGCATCTCAACATAGTGAGTTTCACCATATTCTTTGGAAGTCAGATCTTTGGCAGACTCAGTAAATGCAGCATCAGTCTCGGATTGCAATTCACCACCAAGGTCTCCTGCTCCAGTAGTGGGAGTGCCCTCATTGCTAGTCTCCTCTGCATCAGCACTCTCACGCCGTGCTGCTTCCTCAATCATTTCTTCATGGGTCATGGAGTCACCATCTTGTGCCATGGGTGAAGGATTGCCCATCTCCTCAGCGTCAGGAATGTCAGCAACCTTCTCCATCTCTTTCTCCTTAGTGTATGCCAGGATGCGACGAGTTGCTTCTACAACATCCTCAAAGGTCTCAGCATCAGCAACCAAGTCAACCAACTTTTTCTCTTCTATAGAGAATGGCATAGGAGAATAAGCACCAATCTTGAAGTGAAGATTGATACGGTCAATAAGAGTATAGGATTCAAGGTCGCGGTCACCGATGCAGAAGAAGTCCTGCTCATCCAACTCTTTGTATCCAACAAAGAAGTTACGAGACAGACCAGGAAACTTGCGCTTCATCAGTTTCTCGATGCGAGCATCCTCAACCACATTGATATAAGTCTGGGGCACACCATAGTCATGCCCAAACTTCTGTGGGGTGTAGAGAGCATGACCGACCTCATGACCCACCAGCATGTCATACACATCGCTGCTGGCACGTTTCCACATGGGCAGGGTCAGCACACGGTCAACGACGTTAAACATGGCAGTCTCTACGTTGCGGTGCTCTACAACCAGATTCTCAGTGGCGAGCAGGCGGGCGAGGTTGCCCTTGACTTCCATGTTAAGCATCGGTCTCTTGCGTTGATGGACTTATAATACAATAGGGGTCACCCGTAGGCAACCCCTGATAAGTCATGCTGTTGTCTCTTCCGTGACGTATGAGAAATTCTTATGCTTCTCAAATCGCAGACATCGGTCAAACTTATCTGCCATGTTGTCTCGGTGTGAGATGACGAATACGTTTGTCTTGTCATCAAACGTTTTTAGAATCCAACCAAGGTCACTATTGCCAGATTGGTCAAGAGACCCGTCAAAGATTTCATCTAGAATAAGGAGGTTAGTATCCACGCTATTCTTAAGTTTAGCAATGCTGCGCCAAGTAAGCAACAGAGCAATATCAATACGAGCTTTCTCTCCTTCGCTAAAACTTTCATAACTAAACTCATCACGATATCTAGATTTGATTACTTCAGAAAAACTTTCATCGAGCATGAAACTTGCTGAAAACTCCATCTTGTCCAGATACTCGTTGATGAGTTTATTCATCGTCGGGAGGTATTTTTTGATGATGCGCGTTTTGATGCCTGAGTCTTTGAGAAGTTGCGTTGCTGTGGTGAGACAATCTTTCTCCTCTTTGGTTTCCGAGATGACTTTTTGGATTTCTTTACTTTGATTGTCGAGTGATTTAAGAATTGAAAACTGCTCCCGTTGACTGACATCCGTATCCCTAAGTTTTCTGATGTCTCGGTCCAAGTCCTCAATTCGCCTATGAAGTGAGTTAATGTCATTCTTTAATTGTCTATTCTTTGAATTGAGTTGATTGATTTCATCAATTAAAAGAATAAAGGTATTCTCTTGACTTTGGAGGTCGGAAAGTTGTTGTCCCAAATCAGACATAGCTTTCTCCACCTCAGCAAGTTTATCCGAGAGAAGCGAGACCTTCTCATGTTTGAAATGCTCTTCGATACCTTGACCGCATGTTGGGCAAGAATCATTTTCTTCAAAGAATGATTTCTCTTTTGTGTATGAGTTTTGTTTAGTTGAGATTTTATTCTTGAGTGTTTCGACTTTAGCAATCGTTGTTTTAATCTTCTGCGTGTCTGAAATGGCAGAGCTCTTCTCGTCGATTTCTTTGTCGTTATTGAGTATCTCAGTTTCATAACCTAAAGCCTCAGTCAGGAATTGCTCCTTACGAGATTCTTTTTCCTGGATGTCTTCTTTATTCTTCTTTTCGATGTCTATCATAAACTGCTTCTGCATGTCAATCTTTTCTTTGACTAGCGACAGTTTATATTCGTGGTCTTTTAATTCATCATTAATATTTCTAATCTTGTCTTTCAGATTGACATTCATTGATGAGAAAATTTGAATGTCCAGAATGTCTTCAATGATATCTCTTCGTGCTGCCAGCGGCAACCTCATAAAAGGCACGAAAGTAGAGGACCCCAATACGACAATCTGTGTGAAAGATTTGTAATTCATTTTGAGAATGGTCTGCTCAAAATTTTTCTGCTGGTCAACAACAGATGCGTCTTGATTCAGTGCTACACCATTCTGCTTAACTTCAAATACCGCAGGTTTAATACCTCGCGTTACTTCATATTTATTCCTGCCGATGTTGAAGTTAAGATTGACAACACAATCTCCCATGTTGATAGAGTTAAGGAGTTGTGGTTTGTTAATCTTACGAAAAGGTTTTCCAAACAACGCGAAGGTAAGTGCGTCTAGGATTGTAGATTTACCTGCACCATTGGCACCAACAATAATAGTGCTCTTGTCTTGTGCCAGGTTGACTTCAGTAAACTGATTGCCTGTGCTGAGAAAGTTTTTCCACTTCAGGTTTTCAAAAATAATCATAAATCGTCGGGTGGCACTATCACGTCGTCTGGGGTTACCACTGTGTAGTGGTATCCTTTATCTTCGCACACTTTTGATGCAATGTCAATATCCACCTCAACAACTGTCATCTCTGGCAGGTCTTGGTGGTCATCGTGTTGCTCTAGTTGCATGAGGTATCTATCGGCATCATCTTCCTCTTCAAAGAAAAAGATGACATGCTCACCCTCTTCTGATATTAGAGAATAGACTCCATCAGGTTGGTCCTTGAGGGTGATGAGAAACATTATACTACCTCACAACTCTCAATATATAGGGACCGCATGAGAGATTTTAATTTATCTTTGTTGACTGCTAGGTCAACTTCGTCGATGTATTCGTTGAGCAAAGTCAATGTATCTTTGACTTCTACGTTATCATCGTCTTCCAAGAATGTGTCATTGACAAAGGTCTCAATGATTTTGACATCATGTGGTTTCTTGCAATAGACATTCTCCACAAACTTTTCAAACTCCTGATAGTCTTTCTTATCTTCGACTACAATCTTGACAAATGAATGCTTACACTTGTCAAGGTCAAACTCTAAATGTGACTCTGTAGTTTCGTTGTAGAAAACCTTTTGGAAAATCTCGTAGGGATTCTTGACTCTAGTAAGTTTAGTAGTGTCAGGATTCCAGAGATGAAATCCTCTTTCATCCTTATAGTCATTCCAAAACATCTGGTAAGGATTGCCAAGATACTGGATGTTACCTTTCTTGGACTTGTGGTGGAAGTGACCTGAGAATACTTGTTTAAATTTAGAAAAAATCTTCGGGTCCATCCCGTGCTCCATTCTCATGCCAGGAGTAACTTCAAAACCATTCAGCTCAAGGTGACCCATGCAAATTTCAGCATCAGTCTCTTCAATTAGTTTGAATGTCTTCTCTCTATTCTCAGAATTAATCCAAGGCAGCATAAGAATCTTTCGTCCCTCTACTGTAACCTCACGGGCAGTAGAGATAACATTAATGTTATGAAAACTATCGAGCAGCAGGTCAGGTGAGTTTACTTGATTAGTATTCTTGTAATACACACAGTGGTTGCCAAGAATCATGTGGACAGTAATACCCATGTCCTCAAGACGTTGGAAATAATACTGTCGCACACGACTCCATACATTGAAGTCAATACCTTTACGGTTGTCGAATGTATCACCTAGGTCAATGATGCTCTTGATACCTTTCTTTTCCAGCGTGGGGAAGAAAACATCATCGTAAAACTTTTTGAAGTATTCCCAGAAAGCAACACTACCTTTTCTTCCGTCTAGGTGCTGGTCAGTGATAAGAGCAATCATCGTTTATATCTAATCTCAAGGGACTCTTTGATGCTATTCAAGTCGGAGGCACTACTACTATAACCTGCCATGTCACCAGTGTGACTATCTGTATGTAAAACTTCATCAAAACCAGACTTCTCTAGAATCTTTGCTTTGATTTCTAACTGTTTCTTTTCTTTAGAGATACGGCGAAGGAAAGCGAAGTAGATGATTTGAGTGAAGTATGCAAAAGGATTAGTAGACTTCTCTGGATTAAAGTTGTGAATGTATTGTAAGCAGTTTTCAATACCGTCGCAAATCATGTCTTCTCTAAACATGTAGTTTACGAAGTTTGGTTTGTATGACAAGTGTGTTGCAATCTTGAGAAAACACTCTCCAATGTAAGGAGGGACACGAGGTTTGGGTTGCCCGTTTGCTTCTGCCTCGGCAACTTCTTTACGATAAACCATCAGAGCATCTAGGAAGTCTCTGTTGTTTACATAATTCTCTGTCTTTCTTCTTGCCATGGTCTTACTTATCCTTGTTTGTATTGTAACACCTTATTCAAGAAAATGCAAGGGACTTGACAAGACCTCTAAATCTCTGTATAATTAGCGATGTAGCGTTTCAAAGATTATTAGCTTCTTTTATAAAGATCTTCTAAAGACTTACGGGCTTCTTTTACTGAGGACATGTATCCTCTTTGGTGTTTGATATCTACTTTTGTTGTATCCTCAATCTCACCATTCTCTTTTTGTAAGAAGCGGGTGTAAAATTTTTGTATCTTTGTATCTAATTCTGTGATTGTAAGGATGTGGTCTTTCTTGATGATAAACATCTCATCATAAGTCGCTGCCATCCATGCATCAAAGGTAAACCCTTTCATGTGTGATTTACCTTTTTTCATTTCAATCACATTAACTAGGCGAGGATTCTCAATAATGAGAACGTCTTCATCGTTATCGTAAGAAACCTTAGCAACGATTTCTTCGCCTGACATTAATTTTATTGATGCATAGAATTCTTCTTCCATATTAAACGTTAATTTTAATTACTTCATAATTAAAGTTTTCTTCTTGGTAGATATTGATTCTTTCTTCTAGATGCTTTAACGTATAATTTTTATTTGGTTTCTCAGAAATATCGTCAGCAATATCATATAGTGTTGCTAAATCTTTTCCTTCACCTTTGCGTAGCACCCTTCCAATAGATTGAAGATTCCTTACTCTAGATTTAGAAGGTGATGCGAATACGACGTTATGCAAATTTCTAATGTTGATACCTGTGCTGAATGTGCCGTATGAGGCAATAATTACAGCGTCTTTTTCACGCTCAGTAATGCTTCTAATTTTTTCACGCTCTTCAGTATCTACTCCACCATAAACAAAGAAAACCTTTCGGGTTTCACCTATGCTCTTATTTATGCTCTCGTATAAAGGCAAACCATGTCTATCGACGTAGTTAAACAAGACTAGAGTGTTTCCATTCAAGTCCCTGACTAGGTTTTTAATCAGATTGTTTCTTTTCTTATGCTCCACAAGATAATCAATTTCATCTTGGTAAGTAAAGAATGTCTGAGGTTCATGCCGTAGTAATAGAATCTTAATTCTAAACTCTGCTAGGTGACCCTCTTTGATAAGTCTATCAGTCTTGGTTACCTGAGCACAAGGACCAAACAAACCTTCTAGCACCCACTTGTGTGTAGCAGACCCATCGAGTGTGCCTGTAAAACCAAAACGATACTTTGCCTGGTGTAACTTTGTCATGATGCCAGTCAGTGACTTAGACTTAAACTGGTGTGCCTCGTCACCGATGACACATTCAAAGTCATCAAAGTATCTCTTGGGGAATTTATAGATAGACTGCCAAGTTGAGATGACTACTTCCCTGTCAGTATTTTTATCTTTACCACCATATACTTTGTGGCAATACTCATCTACATCCCAACCATAGTCAGCAAAGTCAGAATACATCTGCTCCACCAATGATGTAGTAGGCACAATGATAAGGATACGTTTCTGTTGTGCAACGTAGTAACGCACCAGAGAGTAAATCATCAGAGACTTACCAGATGCTGTGGGAGACAACAGAAGTTTGCGGTGATTCTTCAGTGCCTCATATACTGCCTTGTATTGGTAGTCTCTTGGTTTGTGCTTAACACAAATTTTATTCATGAAATACTTAACACCCTCAAGAGAAACGAGTGGGTCTTTGTCATCTACATGACCGTAAAACTTATTGTCTTCAAAAGACAAGTCATAGTTTTTAATCGATGCCCATTCTCTGAGGTGCTCTGCTAGTCCACAATACAATTCACCAGTGCCAGGAGAATACAAACGAATCTTGCCATCCCACATTTTGTTGCGGTAGAGCGGCATGAATTTTGCATTGGGCACATCAAAGGTGAAGTAGTCAGACAACTCCATGTGGATAGCAGGCTCCGCATTGATGGTCATGAAGACCTCATTCTTTTTCTTGATTGAAATACTCATCTCAGTTTCCGTTAATAAACTTCTCCCACTCAATAGCGTTTTTAATTTGGAAACTTCTATTCGATACCATCTTCAAGACATTATCAAGATAGAAAAGCGCCTTGTTAATAAACTCTATCTTCATCTCAATGTTAATTAAATCCTCATCCGCTTCTAGATAGACTTTCATCTTCTCGGATGTTTTAATTGTTTGTCCAAAGGGTTTTTCCTTATAGACTTCAGGGTCTGCTTCTCCTTGGTAATACTCTCGTTTGTCTCTGACTTTAATTCTGTATTGAAACTCCAACGCACTCTTTTCCGTAGAGAAATCGTTGTAGTAGTTTAAGTATTTATTGTGTTGATAAGGGATGCCAAGAGACAACTGTGCTAGGTCTTCCGTGTATTGTTTGCTTTTAAACTGGAAGTCAACCTGTGAGTCTTCTTGCCACTCTGCTTTTACATTATCAAAAAGGGTTTTCAATTCAGCAAATTTCATAGTTTAGTATTCAAAGAGTTTCGTAATTCAAAACTAGTATATTTAAAAGTCACTTGTGCAGTGAAGTATTCTTGCTCCTGGTCTCCTACATCAAATTGGATGTCCGATAGTGACACAGGAAATACATTCTCGAAGTTGCAGTATGCAGCGATGTTATAGTTACTAGTTGTAATCTCTAGTCTAGCATTAGAATACTGTGCTTCTTCATCGCTGTGCTCTTCATAAAGACCATTCTTTCTAATCCAATTGTAGATGCTGGAATAGTTTGCTAAGTCTTCATCGATGATGAATGTAACTTGTAAATCACCTGACTCAATACCACCAGCAGCTGCTACGGGAAAAGACCTGAATCTGGTCGGGACTTCAGTGAATGGTAGGGTAAGGTCGGGGATGTTGGCACGCTGGCAGAAAAACTCTACGCCAGGAAATATCTCCAAGTCTAATCGGAATCCGACTGGAGCGAGAAAGTTTCTATTCTTAGGTTGCTCTGAATACCACTTACTCTGTGCCATTGTGTTTTATTTTTATTTAGGTCATAAAAAAAGACCCCCCTTTCGGGAGGTCTGTGTGGGGGGAAACCAACGACTGATATCAGTTGATGTTGGTGATTTGTACTCTTCTGTAGTACTGGTTGCTGTTGGCATTCATTGACTCGCCTGCAGGTGCGGAACCGAAGTTGCCGTCTGCGGTGACGAATGGGTTTGCGACCATGCCGTAGCGGGTCTTGAAGCCAATCTTGGGCTGGAAGGTGTCCTGACCGATGGAGCGGACCATCTGGAGGGGGACATATGGGCAATAGAAGAGACCTGCATCGTAAGGTGAGGTGCCCTTGTAACCCATGGTGTAGTAGTGCTTCGAGTTGGTGCTCTGGGTGTAGGAAGGACCACCGAATGGGTCGATGAAGACCTTAACACGACCGTTGAGGGTGCCAGCGAAGACGTTACCAGTGTCATCAACACTCATTGAGGTGCTGAGAGCAGGAGCGTAGTCAAGAGCGCCAGTGAGGTTGAGAGCGGAAGCAACGTCTGCGGAGCAGATGATGAAGTTGCCCTTACCACGACGGGTTTCTTGAGCGATTGCGTTTGCATCGCGGTCAATCTGGAATAGAAGACCCTTGAATTTCTCTGCCATCCAACGACCGTTAGAGTCAACGTCGAGGTCGAAGGTGCCAGGAGTTGCAACGTTGTGCTGAGCGCCAGGCTTAGCAACGAAGTATACGGTGCGAAGGATTTCGCGGTTGATTTCAGCAAGAATCTCAGAGGAGAGAATGTTTGCTAGCTCTTGCTCAGCGTCAAGACCATGGATTGCCTTGAGGTCTTGTGCAAGCTCTAGGGTGTATTCTGCCTTGAGTGCTCTTGACTTAGCAGTCACCGAGGTCTTCTCGATGCTGAATGCCATCTCGCGGAAGAGACGATTAGCTTCGCCAAGACGCTCAAGGTCTTCGCGTGCCATCTTAGAGCCAAGCTCGTAAGTGCCAGCAGGGGAGTCGTTGAGGACTGCAGGGTTGTTACCCTCCATGTCGCCGCCTGTACCTGCCTGGTTACGGACTGCATAGTCGCCCTGGTTAGCGTCGTAGCCACCAGAGAAACCTGCATCAGGCTCGTTGTATAGTGCCTCTTCGCCGCCTTGATTCTCGTACTTAGCCTTCATTGCGAAGATGAGACCTGTAGGACCAGACATAGGCTGGACGCCGCAGATGTCATAAGCAACGAGGTTAGGCATTGCACGACGGATTAGGCTGATGAGCACAGGGTCGAAACCAGCGATAGCGCCAGTCGATGCTGCTGCACCAGTCATGTTGGAAGCGCCAGCGAAGTTTACTGCAACTTCGTTAAGGACGCCGCGCTCTTCGCGCATGAATTTTTCTTGGTTCTCAAGGATAACAGCGGTAACAGCCTTTCTATGTGAATCGGTGATCTCATCGAGACCCGAGTGGTTAAGAACAGGTGCCCACTTTTCCTGGAGAGATTGTGCGTTAAACATTTTTAACTCCGAATGTTTTTAGGAAAATGGGTTGACGTAATTATTTAGACTTCACTTCCAGCGAGCGATTGCATCCATGTATGCCTGCATTTGAGCAGACACATCGGTTGCTTCACCTTCGACTGGGGTTTCATCGGTAACTTCTGCCTTAGGGGCAACTTGCTGAGGGAAGTATGACTCTCTTAGAGTCTTGAGTTGCTCGCGGAAAGATTCCTCGGAAACAAACTCTACACCTTCTGCAAGAGAAGCTAGTTTTTCTTTCTGGGTATCAGCAAGACCTTCGCTCATCTCTTTGGTGAGGATTGTCTTGGTATGGCCAGAGAGGCGATTATTTAATTCAATGTTGCGCTCAACCTGCTCGTTAAGGCGCTGTTCCATCTCACAAAGCTCTTGATTCATACCTTCGACAACATCAACTTTGTCGGCGGGGATATCAAGATAGTTTTCTTCAAAGACTGTTTTGAGACCAGACATGAAGTTTTCAGCGATTTCAAGCTTGAGACCTGAATCGATGGCAACAACATTCTCTTCTAGCCAATTCTGGATAGCATAGTTGAGTGTCTCATCTACTTTCTCAGCGAGAGAAGTCTTCATCGCTTCGACTTCTTCTGCGAGCTTAGCAGCATACTGCTCTTGGATAGAAGATACTTGCTCAGTAATCTTCGCCTTGACTGCAGCTTCAAAGATTGTCTTTGCTTTATCTTTGAAGGTCTCGGAGATTACTTCGCCTTCTACTAGAGCATCGATGTCCTCTTCAGAGGAGTAATCGATTTCTTCCATACCAAATACTTTGGTATTGTTAGGACCACCAGGAATTTGATAACCTGATGACTTAACTACTGGTGCTGGGTCCTGATGCTTATCGCGGGTGACGTGACCGTCATCCACTTTCTTGTTATGCTTAGCAGCCTTTTCGCCAGGGTTATCCTCACCCTCAGGTTTCTCATAGGTGGACCCACCATTATCTTCCACGGACTGACCAGGGACTACAGAAGGTGGGACAGTTGGCATAGGATCTCTACCAGCTGCCTTGGCGTTTACCGCAGTGTTGGTCTGACCACCAGATGGTTGCATAAAACCACTAGCCATTGCGTTGCCAGGTACTACACCAGCACCAACGCCAGGCATAGGGTCTCCCGCTTCTGCAATAAACTCCTCAAATTTTTCGTTTAACATATCTGACATTTTGGTTTCCCCTGTACAGTTATTACATTTATTCTACAGTTATTTATTAAAATCATAAATTAAACAAGAAGTCCTCAAAGACCTTGAGCGACCTCTCTTCAATATTTTTCCGCGTTGATTCGGAAATATATCTTTTGTATTTATCAACTTTTGATTCCTTAAGGATTCCATTATCCCAGACCCACTCTTTGCCTTCCATGATTCCATTCACGAAAGCATCGGGTGCTGATGGGTCGGCAACAATGTCAGCAGCAGTTGCCAACATGAAATCATCGCGGACATAGTTTGCACCATTCTTTTCTTCAATCGACCCCATGCCTCTAGAAGAGACACCCAACTTAACGCCAGATTCTAAAAGGTTTCTGGCAATGTTGCCCATGGGAGTCGAAAGGATTTGCGCTTTACCTCTAAAGTTGCTACCCTCGGATTTGAGAGAAACGATTTTATGGGAAACGCGGTCGAGGTTGACAGTAGGACCATCGGGATGACCTAACTCACCGAGAGCACGACCAGTGACGACATAGCTCTCATTGTAACGACCAACCTCTTTCTCTAGTACGGAAAAGGGATAGACTCTACCGTTGCGATTCTTAATGTCGCCCTGAAGGAATACACCTTCAATGTAGAGATTCTTACTTCCGTTAGATTCTTCTACCAGGACTTCAATGTCCTCAATACTCTCGGTAATTAGTTTCATTCTTCTGTAACCTCTGGTGTTTCTTCAGTATCAGTTACCTCTGCCGAAGCTTCGACAGGAGTTTCTTCTTCCTCTTCCGCAGCTGCGAAATAGGATTTTGCTAGGACTTCTTTATATCCTTTCATCGTTTCCGCTGCCTTCGCATACAGATGGTCATTGATTTTGTCCATCGCATCGATTTTATTGCCAGCGGCAATCGCATTGATAATGTCAATAGTTTCCATTTAATTTAAGCATGTATAATAATTATTTATCAGAATCGCTTTCTGCAGATGCTTTTGCAGGTTTTGCAGCGGGAGGCTCAGGTGGTTGAGCAGTTAATTCCAATGCTTTCGCATTCATCTCGTTAGTATGCACAGGGTCTGGGACGATACCCTTTTCAATATCCTGCGCCATTTGGATATCCATTTCCTCGTATACAACATCAGATTGCTTGAGGACTTCTTTCCTTACATATTCTGTGGAGTAGTATTTACCAACGAATGGATCTAACTTCATCAAAATATCTAGACGAGTATTTAAAATCTCTGCATCGCGTAACTCAGAGAAGTGATTGTCAAAGAGGAAGTCATACTGAATCATCTCCTCCATCTCTTCCCAATCTTCTGGGGTGAGCACACCCTTGAGGACTAGTTGAGTCTTGAGCATATCGTGGAAAACGTATGCAAACTTCTTGCGTAGTCTTCCAACAAATTTTGTGAATTTTAATTCGTCGCGTAATACTTCTGTAGTCTTACCAAGGTTAAAACCTTTGTTGTCATCGGTAAGACGTGAAGGTGGTAGGTTGAGTGAGTTGTAGAGTTTCTTCTTAAAATACTCAACGTCCTTCAACTCACCTAGATTTTGACCACCAGGAAGTGTGGAGATTTCTGTGCCTCTACCACCTTCGCGTCGAGGTAACCAAAAGTCTTCAAGCATAGACATATGCTTTTTGTCATCACGAATCTCTCCAGTGTTTGCATCATATACAAGCTTGTTGCGATATCTCTGCATAACATCGCGGAGATATTGCTCTGCTTTTACCTTGGGTAGATTGCCAACATCGATGTAGAAGATTCTACGCTCAGGTGCGCGAGACAATCTGTAGATAACCAGAGAGTCTTCAATCATTCTCAACTGGTTGAGTGACTTGATTGACTTGTGAAGATAACTTAAATTCATCTTCTTATTCAAGTCCATCAAACCGCAAGGTGCGAATGTGATAGCATCAGCAGCAAACTTCATGCCGCCTTGCATTGGGTCGGGGCCACCAGCGAATGAAATAAATCCTTTCGGATTATACATGTAGTATTCTAGATACTCACCGAAATCATATGCAGTTGCAGACTGGGGATTTGCATTTCTGTCTACCAGTTGCTGCGCTGCTTTCTTCTCTCTGTCTTGAATTCTTTGCTTGACTTTCTTAATCTTGAGAGGGTCGATGTATCTAACTTCTACGATACCCTTACCAGGATTTGCTAAGTCGATTACTTTATGATAGTAGACACGTCCGTCAATATACCAATTGCGGAAAATTTCGTGTGCCTTCTTATCAAAGTTTAAAAGTTTTTTAATATACTCAAACTCATTGCGAATCTTTCTCTTGATAGGTTCGCCTACTTCTAAGTTTGATAATTCAATCTGCACAGCAGATTGGTCTTCATTACTAACGATTGCCTCATTGACAATCTCATCAATTGCGGTGTCAACTTCTGGGTGCAGCGCCATATCACGATAGCGCCTAATGAGGTCAAACTCATTACGCGCTGTGCCTTCGATATCCACATAATGACCGAAGTAGCCACCTGCTACGGTAGCTACTCCATCGTCCTGCTGCGGAGGAATTGGGGACTGTCCTTTGGGTTTAGAGACAGCCCCGTTAATTGAGAATCCGAAAAGTTGACTCATTTTTTAGACTATCACATAATATACTCTATTTATTAGAGATTATTTTGTGATGCCTCCGCCGCCTTGTGCTGCTTGACCCTGTACTGCGTGCCAGTATTGTAGCTGGAATTCAACAGTGAAGTCCTCAATCTGGTCATTGCTATCATAAGCAACGTCAATCTGAGAAACGTTAGTTGGGAAACAACCCCAGAGTTTGTATTCTCTGAGCACAGAACCTTCGTCGGTGGAGTCTCTCTCAAGTTGCTTGACAGTCAAGTCCTTAAGGAAACCAGTGCCACCCTGGTCTGGGATGTATGCGTCAGCAGTGTTGCCAGTGTGAGTATTCATTGCTTCCATCCATCTCTCGAAACCATGGCGGATGGTGAAGTTTCTATCGTTGATGATAGTAACAGTCCATGTATCGAAGGTGCGGTCACCAGCAATCTTGACTGTGCGACCACGGAATGGGACTTCGATAACACCTAGGTTTGATGCTGGGAGAGCAGCAGACTTACAAAGCATGTTTGCTAAGTCATTATCAGGACCATCGGTAACAACAGAAGGCCACTCAAACTCAACTAGGAAGAGATTACTCTTAACACCCTGCTTAATGTTATTTAAGAAACTGCTTACATTAGATGTAATTGCCATTTTAGTTTATCCTCTTACGGTTATTGATTGGGTAATAATAAAATCAGACTTGACCTGTAACTTCCTGGAAGGAAACACCTGTCTTAGTTGCGATAAAGGTGAGGGTGATGTAGTTAATCGACCTTGCTGGCTTCAAGTAGATGTCAGCAACAAACTCATTTCTGTCAATAACATCTGCTGTGTTATTGGTTTCGTCACAAACAACTAGGAAGTCGGTGACGCCTCTCTTCGCTCTTACTTCTTCCATGTAAGCATTTACGGTGGAGAAGAAGGACCCTCTGGTGGTGGTGTCGTTTAACTCGAATAGGACACCGCGTGCTGCAGCCTGGACTCTTCTTTCGATGTTGAGGAATAGACGACGGACGTTAATTCTATCGAAGGAGCTAGGAGTAGACTGTGCAGTCTTGTCACCGAAGAGGACAATACCTTGACCAGGGAATGAAGTGACGGGGTTGATTCTTTGGAGATACAACTCATCTCTGTGTGCCTTGGTTGGGGTGTATGCAAGTTTGATTGCATTTCTTAGGTTGCCTCTTTGGAGACCAGCTGGTGAATACCAATCTTCAGCAGTTAGTGAAGTTTGGACACAAAGACCAGCGATGTCACCGTTGCAAGGGATGTAACGATACTTATCGTTGAAACGGTCGTAGATATACTTATAACCACTATCTAAGACAGCGTAGGAGCTGCTAGGGTGATTAGAGAAGTGTGTGAGGATTGCATTCTTTTGTGCAGTTGGGTCAGATAGAGCAACAAAGTCTCTATATGGTGAGCAGAAAGCGATGCAGTCTTTTCTAGTATCAGCAATAGTGATTGCTGCGAGTTGCTTAGTAGCAGTATCTGCACCAGGCTGACCGCCAGCAGTGATGCTACCACCAGTAAGGATGAAATCGATAGTGATGTTTTCTACATCTAGGAATAGATTTAGAGCATCTTGGACACCAGAAATGCCAACTGCATAATCATCAACACCACCAGATAGTGAGAGTGACTCACCGCCTGCAGCAGGAAGGTCGTCAGCATAAACGTATCTAGACTTTCTGTTGATAACAGTTGGGAGGTATGCAGAAGCACCTTCTCCGTCTACTGCTGCTGTGTCTCTGGAAACATAAAGGAATGTCTCTAGAAGTGTGCCAGCAACGCCACTGATTGCGCCATCTTCGTCGATGACTGCAACGTGGGTGATATCAGCAGATGCAGGTGCTGGTGCTAGTGTAGACCAGAGTGCAGTGCCGTGATATGTTTCAGAAGCATAGTTAGCAGTGCTGCCGTCAACGGTAGCAACCTTGAGGGAGTTACCTAGGGTGCCTGCAGTGCGAGCAGCGAAGTGATAGGTGGTTGTGCCTGCCTGTGCTGCCTGGTCGTCATCAGATCTGATTAGGACGCCAGTGCCTGCATCTTCTGCGTTTGCTAAAGTTGCCGACTCTACTCTAACAACTTGTAGAGTGCCACCATATGATAGGAAGGTGGACGCTACATACCAATCTTCGTAGTTAGAATCGTTTGGTTTACCGAATGTTGAAATTAATTCCGACTCGGATGAAATTGTAGTGATTACGCCAACTGGTCCCTTCTCAAAGGACCCTACAAACGCTGCAGTATTTGCCTGTGCAGGCACCGCAACGGCATTGGTTAAATCACGCTCTCTTAATACAATTCCAGGTGATACTTGACCCGCCATGTTTATCTCCTTGTAGAAGCATTTTTAATCTACAAATATTTAGGAAAATGAGTATTTCAGATGGTCATTTTTTGCAGGAACAATGCATGAACTCTTTACCAATCAGGGTATTCGTAGCGGTCAAAAATAGTGTCTGTTATCCTAGACACTACCATTCTCCTCACAGCACAGTCTTTACATTCATATGCATATGATGATGGTAGATGTGGTTTTGACTTTCTATACAGATAAAATTCTGTGACCAAATCTTTATGTTGATCACAAGACCTACACCTTCTTTCCTTGAATAGTAAGTGCTCTAATTTTATCTGAGAATCAAAATCCATTAGAAACCTAGCATGTAAGAAACATCAATAGCTTTATCACCATATTCATCTAGATGCCACACCTCACCATCTTTATCTACGAAGGTTGATTCCTCGTCATCAACACCATTGAGGATAAAACCAAACGGTGACATGTCTTGCTCGATTTGATTTGCTTGCTCTTCATAGATGCGTTTACGGACATCATTGTCTGTCATCTCTCTGAAGTATGGCTGGACTGCCAACCAAGCAAACAAGACTAGACACATCACCAAGTCATCATGGTGACCCTCGTCTGCTTCAAACGATTGATTCTTTTGAATGAATGTTGTCAACTCTGCAATAATTTCATAGTCATTGATGAGAAGTTTGTCATCCTCAATTAGAGTTTTAAGGTTGGAGCATCCCACCTTCTTAGTTACCTTGGACATCTTGAGACCAAGTTGTGATTTGGCACCAGAGAATCCCTGACCTACAACTTGTCCTGCTCTTCCTCGCATTGCACACATGAGGATGTTAGGATACTCCAAATCATAGTGGAGGATGTTGCCTACCTGCTCACCAATGTCATTGACTTCAATTAGGATGTATGCGTCGTTATAATTCTTTCCTACTTGGTCTACGATACTAGGGAATAGAATTGGTTTGATAGATCTGTTTCGATACTTTGCTACAATACGCCACGGTAGCGTGGTGATATCAAATACAATAAACGCTGAGTAATCGTTGTCTGTGCCTCGCGACACGTCAACAGTCATGATATAATCTTTTTCTGGGTCGGCATTTTCATATACCATCAGACCCTTACTGTTATCAGCGATGGGGTCTTCATACACCATCGTGCGAAGTTTAGATGCAGAGATGAGAGTATCAACAGACCCTAGGAATTCACACTCAAATTCTTGTGTAAACTGTCGTGCTGACGTGTTAGCAATCGTTTGCTCTTTCCATGCAGCATCCCTTCCTGGGACCTGTGACCAGTGGACCTCTAGAGGTTTATAACTATTCTTTCCACGCTCAGCATCATGCCAAAGTTTATAAAACATATTCATGCCGTTAGGCGTAGAAATGATAATAACTTTGGTGGTTTTACCAGAGGAGATGGTAGGATATACAGACGAGAAAAACTGCTCTGAGATATGGTTTGGAATAAACGCAAATTCGTCCAAGAAGATGATGTTGAAAGAGTTACCTCGGACAGATGCAGATGACGTAGATGCAGCAATAATTTTACTGCCATTCTCTAATTCCATAGAGCCTCTATTCCAAGCGACGATGCCCATCTGCATCCACTTAGGAATATTCTCATATGCGAGTTGAAGTCTCGATAGCAATTCTCTAGCAGTCTCTGCCTTGTTAGCAAGAATTGCAATCTTTACGTTGTCATTGAACAAAGCATAATGCAACAGATAAGAGACAACCGTAGTTGACTTACCTGTCTGTCGAGGAAGCTTTGCAATATTGAATCTTTCTTTATGGAAATTTTCAATTAGTTGCTCTTGGAAATCCCACATCTTAAATGGGACTAGACCTTCATCCAGAGAAACAATCTTAATATAGTTTCTAGTAAAGTATACGGGGTCGTCCTTACACTTAATAAATTCAGCAACCTGCTTCTTTGTGAAGTTGATTGCAGTATTGGTTTTCTTTAGATTAGGATTACCAAGATATACGGCGTCTGCCATGCGTCATTATATTTCTTACCGAGCTATTTATTCTCGGAATCAAACTCCATCTTCTCAAGATCTTCTAGGCGTTTCGCCCAAGTGTCACCACCATCTCTTCCTTTCATAGGATTGATGCAGGTGTCATCTCCAAGGTTGTTGCAAACCAGACCTGCCAGGTCCATTTCGCTACCCTTGTTACCTGTGCCCGACCATCGATGCTCACCATTAATCCACGTTGCACCGCATTTCGGACATTCCTTCCTCGTTAATTTGAGGTCGGAAAATTCTCTTTCTTCCATTTAAGTCTTTCCTTGAGACTGGAATATTATTATATAGGAGTAAAAATGTTTGTCAAGCTACTTTGTGTAACGAAATGCACACTTCCTTTATAAATATTCTCTTAACAATTCCATGCCCTGAGGGACTTATTGATACGCGAGTCGGGGTCTCTAGCGGTTTTCTTGGATGTTAGTTTCTTCTTCATCCCTTTCATTCTAGCGCAAAAGGATGCGCGACGGGGATTTCCAACCTTCTTTGATGGTGCCTTAAGGTCGCTTCCAGGATTTTCTCTCTCGTAAGATTTTCTTCCTTTCTCGTTAAGACCTCCAGACTTTTTCTTTCCTGATTTTTTGGTCCAGGCTGCTCCTTCATTTACTTCTTCGTGGGGAACATCCAAGGATTCACTTACGCCACTATCCATATAATCAGCTACAGTATCAAGGTAATCAGTTGCACGGGTAATCTTAGATTGGACCCATGCCTCAAGGTTACCGTCACCTTGGACGTGCTTATTTATTCTTTCAATAGCAGTCATTGATACAGCTAATTCTCTACGAACCATGCTATACTCTGAATACTCATTTAATTGAGTGCGGAATTCTTTGAAGGTTTTCATTAGTTGTCTACAAGAATAAGATTAAACGTTGAACTGATTTGAGTTCCAGCACCATTGAATGCCTGAACTTCAATGTCTACTTTCTCGTTAAACTTTAGTGGAATAGAATAGTTCTTTACATGGAAACCACCCGATACTGACATAGTATCTGATGTTGTCATCACAAATCCATTGACTGGCAATCTGGTTCTCAAGAAAGCAGATGTTGCTGTATTGTAATCTGCTGCTCCAATAGTCCACTGTGTTAGATATGCTGTCTTACCAGCAGGAACTGTATACAAAGATAGCATAGTTTGACCGAAGCCAATATAGTTAACTCCAGCTCCATCACCACCAAGTTGTGCTAGGACTGTGCCTCCTCCTGATGCTGCGGTGCTGATAACAACATCACCTCTATTGTATCCATCAGTACCAGCTTCAGTAATAAATGCTCTATAAACTCTCAAGAATGTTTGTGTAGAAGCAGCACCATTAACTGTAACTTCTTCCTGAACCAAATTGTAATTAGTATCCAGTCCTTGAACTGTTACTTTTCTAGCTCCAGTTCCAGTCAATCCATCGTTGGCATCAGCAGAATAAACATAAACTGCTGCAGCGGATGTTAGATATTCGTAGATACCACCACGATCCCAAATAGTTTCAATACTTGTAGCGACACTTGGATTTCTACCGAACTTTTCAATAGAGGAATAACCTTGTAATTGTCCAGCAGCAATCGGGATGTTAGCAGCCGATCCATAACTATTCAGTGGGTTGCCGTCTTGGTCGGCAAGCATCACTACCTCAAAGTTTGTTGTATCCTGTGCTCTGTATGCCTGTTCGTCTTTATTCCACTGTGCCATATCAACCCTCTACAGTTACAGGTGAAGCATAGATAAATCCAGTAGCAGCACCAGTAGCAATACCAGGAGCAAGTCTTATCTGAATAGTTTCTCCAGATGTTTCTGGGATGTAAGTTGGAATGTTGGGGTCGTCAAGCACTGTAGGAGTTGCATGTTTTGAAACATAAACTGTTTCTGCAGGTTTGACAATCATGTCATAATAATTAAAAGTCTCTACATTATTTTGTTGGAAAACACTGAATGGTTCGCCAGTAGCAGCATTGAGAGCTTGCACTTGCACAAGTCTTGCTACGATAGGAAAATCTGATTGGTTATCAATTCTAACCGTGGTTGCTCGTAGAATTTCTTTCCCGTTTAACATTCCTCCTCCACTACCAGAAGGATATCCTGCGTCGATTGTTGCAGCATCAATAGATGTAATTTGTCCAAGTGGTCTTACAGTGTTCATTTTAGTTTCCCTGTTTATTCTTCGACCTTCCCACGCTTGAGCATCTTCTGCAACTCAGCAGTGCTACCCAAGAAGATAGCATTGTTTGTGACAGAGGAAGGACCTTTTTTCTCCTCATCCTTATTTAGGTTTTTCATCTTTTGTTGTAGGTCAATCAACTTGTCAGACATGTCTGCTACCTGCTTCATAGCGTTGACTGCCACCTCAAACGCTCTAGGATGACCAGACTCCTGAGCGACCTCTAGAGCGCCCTGTACTGCCTCTTGACCCTGCTCGATGAGTCTATACAACTCTCCTCGGGTATATTCGTAATCTTTAGTAGCGTCAACGTTTTCTTCTTCCTTCACAATCTCAGCAGGTTTAGTTTCCTCTGAGACATCGATATCAAAGATTTCTTCCATATTATCCTCAAACTTTGTCATAAGATTTCAATCCCTTCATTGAATCCGAAGTCGTCATCTGGGTTGAGCAGTAATGTATCTGCAGCATCGACAACACTATCTGCATTGAGGTCTGTCTTCGCTTCTGGTTGTGTGGTGTAACGCATCGTCCTCTTATGCTGCCCTAAGTCACCAACGTTTGCTTCCACAACACTCTTACGAATGAGGTCTGCATTGACAAGAGGACCGTAGAGATATGTCTTAGCAGTAAATCCTAGTGTATAGATGATACTTCTTCTAGTCATGAAGTCATCTTCATAATCATCTTCATAGTCAATAGAGTTGAGGACATATGCAATGTCTCTTTTCTCTTCCATGTCAGGAATCATATTTACCGTGACAGTAAATGCTGGTTGGAAGAATGGTAGAATCTGCTCGATAATCTGCAGAGCATCATCCTGTGACTTTGCAATAATACCTAATTCAAAACCAATGTTGTATGGCACTGGCATGTATTGCTTCTTAGCACTAGTGCTAGACCCATCTTCCTTTAGGTAATACTGAATAGGACTCGTCTTTCTTGACGGGTCATAATTCATGGTGGTCATCTCAAATGAGATTCTAGGAAGCGTGATAGCAACCTTACGACCTACCTCAGGATTCTGCTCAAGACGAGCAAGAAACTTATTCTTAGGACCATAGGCAACTGCTACCTTTTGACGCTCAATCTCAACATTCGTCTCAGGGTCTTTTTTAATGACCTGAATGTTGTTAAACAGCGTGCCGAAAGCAACTACAGTTTTTTTAATACATGAGTGATAAAAATGACTACCTAACATCAGAAGCTATCCGTTTTGTTTCCATACTCACCGAATGGGTTGCCTTCGGTCCAATCAATAATGTCGTCGCCAAAGTCCTCAAGATATTGATTCTGTGCGAAGTCATTATTCTCAAGGTCAATATCAATAGTGGAGAAGTTATCAACTTCCCATGTAGCACCAGATGACTGACCTATGATGTCAGCATCCTCTACTAAATCACCATTTATATAGGTAAGTTTTAGTATATAATTGTCTGGGTCCCAATCTGCTACAGTTGCTTCCACCACAATAGGGGCACCTAAACCAGTCTTACTATATGACTGTCGGACTTTTTCACCAATCTCATAATTACCAGTGCCACCCGCTTTGAAGTTGACTGGGAATTCATAAGCACTCTGACTTTCTTGACCAAGACTATCGAGGTTGGCATTACCAGTATCAAAGATAGCGTTGCCTGCCTCATAGATTTCGGCAGTCATAGTGAAATAATAAATTTTTCCTAACTGATAGAAAGGAGTTTCTCTTTCTACAAA